TTTTTTTTTTTTTTAATGATACGGCGACCACCGAGATCTACACTCTTTCCCTACACGACGCTCTTCCGATCTAAAGAAGCAGACCTTTTCCGTCGCCATCACCACGGAAAACTACAGGAACCTTATCAACAACACGTTGAAAGAGCCGGGACGCGCAAACCGCTTCATTGCGTCGATCACGTCCGCTGTCGCTACCACCCCGGCGCTTCAGACCTGCGACCCCAGCTCTATCCTCGCGGGCGGTCTGCTGGGCGAAGCACTCAACCTTTCTCCCTCGCCGCAGCTCGGCCAGTATTATCTCGTTCCGTTCAAACAGAAAGCAAAGTACGACCGTGAAGGTCACCTGCTTTCGCCCGAATGCTCCAAGGCACAGTTTGTCCTCGGCTACAAAGGCTATGTCCAGCTCGCGCTCCGGAGCGGGCAGTACTCCGATCTGGATTGCATGGATATCCGCCAGGGCGAATACCTCGGCAAAGACCCACAGACCGGAAAGCCGCAGTTCAAATTCATCGAAGACGATGATCTGCGCGAAAAGCTCCCAATCGTCGGCTACATGGCCTACTTCGAGTACCTGAACGGTTTCCGGAAGGTCATCTACTGGTCGAAAGATAAGATGCTGAACCATGCCAATCAGTTCTCGCAGGCGTTCAGCAAGGACGCCTATGACAAGATTCAGAACGGCCAAATCGCCGACAAGGACATGTGGAAGTATTCGAGCTTCTGGTACAAGGACTTCGACAGCATGGCGAAAAAGACGCTGCTTCGCCAGCTGATTTCCAAGTGGGGCATCATGTCGACCGAAATGCAGCAGGCACTTACCAACGACTCCGGCATCCCGGCCGTCGACCCCAGAACCGGAGAAATCATCTCCGATCAGCCCGACGAGCTGGAGCTCACGACCGACGCTTCGCAGTCGGTCGTTGAGAGCAACGCCCCCGCACAACTGCAGGAGAACGCCAGCGAACCGGAGCAGATTGACCTCAATTCGCTGTAATGAGTGTTCCCTATGAAGTCCTTGCGACCGGCTCTACCGGCAATGCCGTTGTGATCGACGGGCAGATTCTCGTCGACTGTGGTGTTCCGTACAAGGCCGTAAAGCCGGTTGCAAAAGCTCTCAGGCTTGTTCTGCTGACGCACTGGCACGGAGATCACTTCCGGAAAAGCACGCTTCATGCCCTAGCGGCAGACCGTCCGGCGCTCCGTTTCGGCTGCTGCCGCTGGATGGTGCGGCCTCTGGTGGAGGCTGGCGTCAAGCCCGCAAACATCGACCTGTACGATTTTGACCACCGATATAGCTACGGTGATTTTACGGTCGAGCCTGTGCCACTGGTGCATGACGTTCCGAACTGCGGCTACAAGCTGCTGCTTCCGGCTGGAAAGGTCCTCTACGCCACTGACACAAACAACCTGAACGGGATCTCAGCGCCAAACTTCGACCTCTACCTGCTGGAAGCGAACTACGAAGACGCAGAAATCCAAGCCAGAATCAGCGAGAAAAAGGCAAACGGCGAATTCGTCTATGAGCGGCGCGTACTCGGAACACACCTTTCAAAAGCCAAGTGTGACGATTTCATTTACCAGAACATCGGACCTGCTGGCGAGTACGTTTACCTGCACGGTCACGTCGAGGAGGAAAAGGTATGAACGGCTTTCTGAAAGACATCACCTATGCCCGGAGCGGCGAATATATCCTGTCGATCTACACGCGGGAAAGCTGCAAGGATATTTGGAAGAACTTCGGCGAGCGCCCGATCACGTTTACCATCACGAAAAAAGCCGATCCTCGCGGGCTTCGCGCCAACAGCTACGCATGGGCGCTCATTGAGCAGCTCGCCGCCAGGCTGAAAACTGACAAGGAATCTGTCTACGAGGAAATGATTCGGCGCTACGGCGTTGGTGAAAGCTACATCGACGAAGCCGGAAACGAGTGCAAGGTGCTGTTTTCCCTGCGCGACGGCGTACCGCCCCGGCTCGTGGCTCGGCATTATGCCGAGATTGGCACTGGCTATATCGAGGGAAAGAAGTTCATCCACTACCGCGCGCTCAAAGGCACCAGCGAATACACCAGCGCGGAGATGGCCGTTTTCCTCGATGGAATCATTTCCGAGTGCGAAGAACTGGGCATCAAGACGGACTCGCCGGAGAAATCAAAGGAGGCAAAGAAACCTTGACCGTTTACTGCGATTACTGCGGTCACAAAGCTGCGCTGGTCGATGATTCCGAAATCTACGGACGCAGCTTTGGACACACCGCCTACCTCTGCAGAAACTGCGGCGCGTATGTAGGCTGCCATGGCAGAACGGATAAACCGCTCGGGCGCCTTGCAGATGCCGCACTCCGCAAATGGAAAATGGCAGCACACGCATCATTCGACCCTCTCTGGAAAACCGGTCCTTTTCGCGGGCGGCGCAAAGCCGCCTACGGATGGCTCGCCGAGCAGATGGGGCTTCCAATCGAGAAGACGCATATCGGAATGTTTGACATTCCGCAGTGTCAGGAAGTTATCAAAATCATCGAAAAAGGAGATTTCAAAAATGCTCAATTTCAATAAAAAAGACGCTCACGTTTATCCGTTTGACGAATCGCCCGGCGCCGGTATCATCATGGACGTCGACTTGGAGCAGATGATTCGCGAGTCCGAGCGGCTGCGCGTCTGCAAAGCAATCTTCAACTCCTCCAGCATTGAAAACTGGCATCTGCGTGACGCGCTCGAAGCTGTTCTTGCAGAACCTAGCGTTGCCCCTGCCAGCAACGATGTTCCCGAACCATGCATCCCGGCGCAGGAGGTCGATCATGCTTAACCGCATTGTTCTCATGGGACGTCTGACGCGCGACCCAGAGCTTCGCCGAACGCAGAGCGGCACGGCAGTTGCCTCATTCTCCGTCGCATGTGACCGCGACTATGCAGCACAGGGCGCAGAGCGGGAAACGGATTTTATCGACATTGTTGCGTGGCGCGGTACGGCTGAGTTCGTAGAGAAGTATTTCAGCAAGGGGCGCATGATCGTCGTGGGCGGTCGGCTTCAAATCCGCAACTGGCAGGACAAGGAAGGCAACAAGCGCCGCTCGGCCGAGATTCTTGCCGACAGCGTTTACTTTGGCGATTCTAAGCGCGACGGTGACGGCGGCAAACCCAAGGGCGAGCCGACCTACGACCCGACCGGTGGCTTCTCGCAGCTCGCGGGCGATGACAGCGAATTGCCGTTCTAAGGAGGTCTCTCATGGCAAACAAAAGGTACTATTGGCTGAAATTATACGACGATTTCTTTTCCAGCCTGCGGATCAAGAAGTTGAGGAAGCTCGCTGGTGGTGACACTTACCTTGCAATTTACTTGAAGATGCAGCTTCTTGCCATGAAAAGCGACGGAATCCTTAAATGGAGCGGTCTTGAAGACGATTTTACGTCAGAGCTTGCACTTGAGCTTGATGAGGAACCGGAAAACATCAAGGTCACGTTGGCTTATCTCTTGAGCTGTGGTCTTGCAGAGACAGATGACAGCATCAATTATTTCTTTCCGTTTGCTGTATCAAATGTGGGAAGCGAAAGTACTGTTGCGCAGCGAGTAAGAGACTACAGGAAAAAAGCGAAGGAAGAGGCTCTTAACGAAACTGAAAACAATGCTGTTACACCGTTGTTACATTGTAACACAGAGAAAGAGATAGAGAAAGACACAAGAGGTAAGAGACAAGAGGAAGATATAGAGGCAGATGTAACAGCACCTAACGGTGCTGTTTGCCGGACAGGCGATGTCCGGCGAGTTGTTGAAGCGTGGAATTCGCTTGGGATAAACCCGATTATGAAAATTACGGGTTCAAGTACTCGCGGCGGAATGCTCCGAGCTCGCATAAGCGAGTATGGAGTTGATGCAGTTGTTAACGCGATTGCACAAATCAACGCCAGCAGCTTCCTTAAAGGGCAAAACAAAAGCGGCTGGACAGTATCGTTCGACTGGTTTGTACGCCCAAATAACTTCCTCAAAGTCATGGAAGGACGGTACATAGACTCTCCACACGGTTCTCAGCCCACCCACAACGGCGTTCCTGTTGACTACGGTTCTCCGGAGGATTTCTACAAATGACACTCAACATGGAAGAATTGATGAATCTCCGCGATCGGAAACGTGCTGAATCCTTGGCTGTACCGGAAAAAGACCCAAGTGGCTTCTCTGGCGTGATACGCAACATTGCAAGGAAATCTCCGCAGAAAATTGAAGATACCGAGCTAGGAGAAGACGGATTTCTGTACTGCACGAAATGCGGCAGCAGACGCCAGCGCGACGTTGATCTTCCAGATGGCAGCACAATGAGAGTTTTCTTCGGTTGTAAGTGTAAGCAAGAGGCGTGGGCGGCAGAAGAAGCGGAACGCCGGGAAAAGGAAGATGCTATGCGGATTTCTTCTTTGCGGACGGCAGCTTTCCCTGATTCTGACGGCAATATGCTTCACTGCACGTTTGACAATGACGACGGCGCAAGACCTGAGATCACGGCAGGAATGAAAAAATACTGCGAGAATTTTTCTGATCTCCGCAAGTCGGGAAAAGGGATTCTGCTCTACGGAACCGTTGGAACGGGAAAGAGCTTTTTCGCAGCCTGCATCGTAAATGAGGTTGTGTCGAAGGGATACCGCTGCATGATGACCACGTTTTCGAGACTTGCAAACCAAATCAGCTCGTTGTGGGAAGGCAAACAGGAATTTATCGATGATCTGACCCGGTACGATCTTTTGGCGATTGATGACCTCGGCGTTGAGCGCGACACGGAGTATATGAACGAGCAGATCACCGCCATTGTTGACGCTCTGTATCGTGCAAAAGTACCACTGGTCATTACCAGCAACTATTCACCGCGGCAAATGACCGGCGAAAACGAAATCAGGCGCAAACGGATCTACGACAGGCTGATCGAGCAATGTCATCCCGTCGAGATGTCCGGTGAAAGCCGGCGAATTGTAAAAGGTCGACAGGATTACGCCGAAATGAAAAAGCTGCTGGGGGTGTAAAAATGATTCCCTCAAAACAGAGAATGGAGGATGAGGATATGAAAAGATGGGCAAGGCGCAACCTGCCTACGGTTGTTTTTCTGGCGGCGCTGGTTCTGCTCGCCGCGCTGGTTCTTGCAATCGCAATGCCGCAGCAGGAAGCAGAACCGGCTCTGACTTCCTCTGCAATCCCGCAGAAATTTGACGAAGCTGCCTACCAGAGCCGCTTGGAGGCCGAAGCCTACGCGGAGGTCGAACACGAAACCGCCGATATTCCCAATACATACGATCTGCCAGAGCCTCGCCAAGAGGCAGACAGCGAACCTTGCGGGAAAGGCGGCTTCGAGTGCCAGGACAAAGATGACTGGGAGCGCCTTGCCATTGTGATCTATCAGGAAGCTGGCGGCGACGATGTGTGCGATATGTGCCGCTATCGTGTGGCCGACGTTGTTCTGAACCGTGTGAATGATCCTCGCTACCCCGATACCATCGAGGGCGTTCTGATGGACAACAAATACGGCCTGCAATGGGGGCTGCTCTCCGTGACCGGAATCGTCTGGCCTGATAAGGCGAACGAGCCGGGCGAAGCCGCCGCCGTGCAGCGAGCGTGGGACATTGCGGCCGACGTTCTCGAAGGACACCACAGCGACCTCGATGGCAATTACATTTGGTGTTCCGAGTACAAGCAGGGTTCCGAAGTGATCTACTGCGACGACATTTACTTCGGCGTGGGTTAGGAGGCAGCCATGGCGAAAGACCCAAAACGGCAGCTTCTCGGCAAGATTGCCCGGCAGAAAGGCCAGTATTTCGAGCAACGGCTTGACAGCTCCTTCGATTACTACCGAGAGCGGGGCTTTGCCCTGATTGAGAAAACGCCGGAACCGATGAAGGTTATCAAACCGGAGGGCAACGGTCGTTTCCTCGCCTGCTACACCGAAAAAGCACAGGTCGACTACAAAGGCACGCTCAAAGGCGGCAGGACAATCCTGATCGAAGCCAAGTTCACATCCAGCGACCGTCTGACGCAGGATCGTGTGCTCGACATTCAGGCGGCCTACATGGACAGGCACCAGCAGCTCGGCGCTCGCTGCTTCGTCGTTGCCGGCTTTTCATCCAGCGAGGTCTACAAGATTCCTTGGGATGACTGGCGGCGCATGAAAGAGCTGTTTGGTCGAAAGTACGTAAAAGAAACCGATCTACAAAATTACAGAGTGAAGACAGCTTGGAATGGAACGCTGTTTTTGCTCGACTGATTACAGAAAGGAGTCACTACCATGAGTGAAATTTCGATGTATGAAGCGCAGAAAAAGAAGATGGAAGGTTTATGCGAAGAACATGACCTGACATATCGCTTCCAGAAGGACACCTATCCGCCCACGTTCACGATCTCTCCGATTCAGGGCATGGACGCCCAGCTCTCCATGCTGGAAAACGTCGAGGAAGCCGGGTACATCAGCCCCGAAGCCAAAATGACGTGGATCTTCAAGGACGGTTCGCTGGAAACCAAGGTCACCGGCGGCACCTTTACGATTACGAAGACGCTGCGGACAAAGATTGAATCCGTCCTGATGAAGATGCTGACGTACTGGATGCAGTATTTCTTCCGCGACGTTATGGAAAAGCGCAGCCTCAAAGACGGCATGATGCCTGTCATCAACGAGGACGAAGTCGAAGATGATGATGCCTACGAGGAAGATCCGGAAGATTCCGATGACGCCGAGGCCCCTGAAATGCTCGACGGCAATGACGCAGAAGATGGCGCGGACGATGATCTCGGCGACACCGCCGACAGCTCCGATGCCACGGACGATGATCTCTACAATCAGGCTGTCAGCATCGTGCGCATGGAGAACAAGGCAACGGTTTCTCTCCTGCAGCGCCGCCTGAACGTCGGCTATGCCCGCGCTGCCCGCATCATGGAGTTGCTGGAGGAAAACAGCATTGTTGGTCCGTTCGCTGGCTCGAATCCGCGCGATGTCCTCCCAACCGACGAACCGGATGACATGGAGGGTGCAACCGATGAATGAGCCAAAGAGGCCGACACTCAAGCGCGAGGACTACAAAGCCATCAAGCACATGAACCGTGAAGACCTGACGAAATACCTCTATCGCATCTACCGGCGCGGCTTCGATGCTGGTGTCGAGTCCACCAAAGGCAAGGTCACCAAGCGTTCCATCGTACCGCCTGAACCGGCGCAGACGGAGGAATAAGCCATGGGAAGAAGCGTGCCGCACAATCTGAAAAGCACCCATCAGACGGAGTTTGTAAAGATCTTCAACTCCCTCTGCGGCCGATATGGACGCTGGGAAATCTGGCAAGATTTCATAACACTCGCCGCAATCGCGATCTCAAATACCGTTGACCGGAGCCACGCTGCCGAGCGTGAAAAGACGTATATGACGATTACCAGAAAGTACAAGCCCGAAGAAATGCTCAAATTCTCGCAGATGCTCCAAGAGGTCGTGATCGGTATGGATTTCAATCCAGATCAGGACTTTCTCGGTGAGCTTTACATGGCGCTTGATCTGGGCAATGACCACGCTGGGCAGTTTTTCACGCCCTATGATGTCTGCCGCATGATGGCTGAGATCACCGGCACAGACCTCCAAGCGCGTATAGAGCGGGACGGCTGGATCTCCGTCAACGATTGCGCTTGTGGTGCAGGAGCGTTGCTGGTGGCGTTTGCAAATGCCTGTACGCGACAGGAAATCAACTACCAGACCTCCGTGCTTTTTACGGCGCAGGACATTGACTACATCGTTGGCCTGATGTGCTACCTGCAGCTCTCGCTCATGGGCTGCGCCGGGTACGTCGTGATTGGCGACACGCTTCTTCATCCCTCAACAGCACTTGACCGCCGGGGGCTTATCCCCCGGCCAGACCAGAACATATGGTACACCCCGTTTTATTTCCGCGACATCTGGCACTACCGCCGCATCGGGGCGCAAATGGAATTGCTGTTTCCACCGGTCGATACGCAAGATCAGCAAGTTACACGCAAGTTAGAAAAACAAGATGCACCAACGGTTTCTGCTTCTCCTGCACCTGCAACCGGTTCATCACAGCAAGTTACCAAGCCGGCAGCGCCGCCCGCCTTGCCCCTGCGGGAAACAAAAGCCGGACAACTCACATTGTTCTGACAGAAAGGAGAATCACCCTGACGCATGAAAAGATGGACAAATGAAGAACGGCAGTACCTCACGGAACAATGGGGCATTCTGTCGATCCCAGCGATAGCCAGGAATCTGAATCGCTCCGTCGATGCTGTCAATGTGCAAAAGCAGAGGATGGGGCTCGGACCGGCTCTGCTCGGCAGCGATTACATAGCCCTAAATCAGCTTCTAATCGCCGTTTGCGGCACCAATGCAGGCGGCAGCTACAAGATGAAAAGCTGGGTTGAGAACCGTGGATTTCCGATTCACACAAAGCGTGTCAATCAGAACAGCTTCCGTGTCGTCCACCTCGATGAGTTCTGGAAGTGGGCAGAGCAGCACCGCTCGTTCATTGACTTTTCCAAGATGGAGCCGTTGGCGCTTGGCGAAGAACCTGCATGGGTAGCAGAACAGCGCAAGAAAGATTTTCAGGCGTTCGCGCTCCAACGGAAAGACCCGTGGACGCCTGACGAGGACGCACGGCTGAAAATGCTGCTCCAGCAGCACCGATACGGCTATGCCGAGCTTTCTGATATGCTGCGTCGCTCGGCCGGCGCGATCCAGCGCCGATGCAACGACCTCGGTCTGAAAGAGCGGCCGGTCAAAGCCGACAATCATGGTTCATCCGCGGCTTGGACACAGACCGACTTCGATGTGCTGGCAGACGGAATCCGAAAAGGCGACAGCTACACCGCCATTGGCAAGGCACTCGGCAAATCCGAAAAAGCCGTGCGTGGGAAAGTTTATTTCGTCTATCTGACCGAGAATCAGGACAAAGTACGCGCCATGCTCAAAGATCAGCCTTGGGGTTATGGCGCGCCAGACCCGACCGTAAAGCAGGCGGTACACCTGTCCAGAACGCGAACAGAAACCGTGCAAACACTTGAAATGCTCTGCTCAGTGCTCCGCAAGCGCATCAACGACATTGACGATAATCCATACTGGCAGCGGCTGTTGTGTACGAATTGGGATGAAATCAAAGGCTGCTCCCTCTGTGAAAACTGTGATGAATGCACGGAGTTCCAGAGAATCCAACCACAGCATTGCGCTCGCTGCGGACGCTCTTTTATCGAGCGCAAAGAAAACAAATTCTGTCCGGCCTGCCGGTTGGCACGGAAGAAAAACGCGCAGCGCCATTGGTGCCGCGTAAATGGAGCGCAGACGCGCCCATAACCGAAAGGAGATCACAAGATGCCTCAAATCGTAAATATTGCAATCGACCAGCTTTTCCCACACCCAGATAACCCGTGCAAGGAACTTGGCGATCTGTCGGAGCTTGCCGCTGTGAAAGGATGGGAAATGGTATGACACCTGCTGAAATTGTGAAGGCGCTGCGGCACTGCGCAACAGTTGACGGGAGTGGCTGCTACGAGTGTCCAGCAAAGTCGGAGTTTGATTGCGAAGTGCTCATGAAAACCGAAGCCGCCGACCTGATCGAGCGGCTGGAAAAGGAAAAGGCGGCGCTGATGGAAATTGCAAAGGCAAGACCGATTTGCGCCACCTGCAAGCACCACATCGGCTGCAAGGCTGTCGAGTTAGCGGATTGCAGAAGATGTATCCGACGCAAAGACTGCGTGTGCGTTCAATGCGTTGGATGGGCAAAATGGGAGTGGAAAGGGCTGGTGGAAAATAAATGAAATCTGTACTTATCAGCATCAAGCCGACATGGTGTGCGAAAATCGCCAGCGGAGAAAAGAGCATCGAGGTCCGCAGAACGCGCCCGAAACTTGACGTTCCGTTTCTCTGCCACATCTACTGCACCAGCGTGAAATCCATGCCGCTTGACCCATATGTGAAGCTCCACAGCCAGACCGGCGGCGCAGTTGATGAGTGGAGCGGCAAAGTGTTCGGCTCATTTATCTGTGACGCAATTTACGAAATCGGATGCGATGCAATCCCGCCTGAGTTTGGGGAGAAAGCCTGCCTGCCGCTCGCAGATATTCACAAGTACGTTGGTCAGCACGGATATGGCTGGCAGATTTCTGAAATGCAGGTCTACGACAAGCCGCTGGAACTTGGCGAGCTTGGAATCACGCGCCCGCCCCAGAGCTGGTGCTATGTCGAAGGAGGAGCCGCATTATGATTAAGACGCTTTTACTCGGAATCGGGGGCATAGGGCTTGGCTTGGCTCTTGCATCTCTGCTCATCTTCGCCTACATAGGGATTCGGGAGCTTATCTTCGAGTTGCGGATGAAAAAGGTTATGCGCCTTCTCGATACGCCAGAGGGCAAGCAGAAACTCGAAGATCTTTTGGCAGCAGTTAGCCGAGAAACCGGCTTGCCGAAATGGGCGCTTTTCTGCGGCGCTGATGAGTTTGGCAACATCATCGTTTCGCCAAGATCGCCTGATGCGCGTAGCACACAATACGAAATGGAGGATGAGAACAATGGCTGCTTGTAAAGTGTGCATGGCGGCTATCGTCTGGATAAAGACGCCGGCCGGAAAATCTATTCCCTGCAACGAAACCCCTGTCTACTACATCGAGAAGCCGAAAAGCGGGAAAAAGCGCATCGTTACACAGAACGGAGAAGTCCTTTCCTGCGAGTACACCGAAGACCCAGCCAAAGCAACCGGCGTGGGCTATGTGCCGCATTGGGCAACCTGCCCCTATGCCGATCGATTCAAAACAGGAGGACGCAAATGAAAGAAATGGTATATATCAGCGACCCTAATGCGGATCGTGAGATTCTGGACGAAGGGTATGTCCACGGGTATCATTACTGCATTGTTTCCCTCGGTTCTCACCCGTGCGCCTATGTCGAGATTCCCAAAGACCACCCGTGCTACGGGCTTGACTACGGCAAGATCAAGGTGAGCTGCCACGGCGGCTTGACTTATTCCGAGAAAGGCATCGGGTCTCTGTTTCCGGATGCGTTCTGGATTGGCTGGGACTATATGCACTTTGGTGATCGTATCGAGCTACCGAGCTACGGTGCCAGAGGAAAGACATGGACAACGCGCGAGATACTGACAGAAGTTGAAAACGTGGTGTATCAGCTCTCAGGGATTGGAGGAGCACAATGATTGCTCGCGTGTTCCCGCGAAAGACTGCTGCATCTCCAACTGATCCGCTCGCATTTTTCGGCGCACCGACGATTGAGAACATTGCGGACTGCATCAAGGCTGGCATTGAAGCGGTGCATATTTCCGTTACCTTCACGTGGGATTTGGAGCGTGCAGAGGAACTATACGACGCATGGCAGATTCTCGGCGGTCCGGCGTTCGATGACCGCATGGGAAGCTTCACACAGGGACTGTATCTGAGAGAGGGTATGATCTTCACTTCACGTGGTTGCACGAAAGAATGCTGGTTCTGCTCTGTGCCGCGCTGCGCACACGGTGAAATCCGTGAGCTACCAATCGTTGACGGATGGAACATTCTCGACGACAACATTCTCGGCACGTCCGAACGCCATTTCCGGGCAGTCTGCGAAATGCTCAAGAGGCAGAAACACCCGGCTATCTTTACGGGCGGCTTAGAACCGGCACTATTGCAGCAATGGCAAGCGGATCTTCTGCATGAGATAAAACCGGCGCGGCTCTACACGGCATATGATACCCGCGACGATCTGGAGCCGCTGATCGAGATGGGCAAGAAGTTGCGGGCGGCAGGATTCCGCCCGGCAAGCCACGCCATGTGCTGCTATGTGCTGTGCGGATACGACGGCGACAGTTTTGAAGACGCAGAGAAGCGCCTGACCCAGACCATGCAGGCCGGTTTTGTGCCGTATGCCATGCTGTTTCGCGGCGAGGACGGCAAGTACGCCCCGGAGTGGCGGCGGTTCCAACGGGAATGGTGCCGCCCGATTATCACCGGTCAGAAATTCAACGAATATCGGAGGAAACAGAATGGAACGGTTGACTGAACGACGCGCCGATGGGCGCGTACACATGAACTGCAATGGCTGCGAAATTCAGACAGATTGTGGGCTATGGGGCTGCCGCCAGAGAATGATGAACCGCCTTGCATCATATGAGGACTCCGAAATGTTGCCCGAAAAGGTTGCTTTCATGAAGGAGCTTATCGAAATGGCTTTTGCGGAGGACACCTCCAGAGTTGAACATCTCCGTGAACTGGATAAGGCAGACAAAGCTGGATGCATTGTGGTGCTGCCTCCCTGCAAATACGGTGATACACTCTACTGCATTGAAAACGGCAGGATATATCCGATAACCATTACAATGATAAACTTCCACCTCTCAAACACGCTTCGCGCCACAATTATCAGCGCCAAAAACTACCGTGATGAAACAATCAAGATTTTGGCAAGCGAGCTTGGCAAAACCGCATTTCTCAGCTTAGAAGAAGCCGAGCGGGCTTTGGAGGAACTGAAAAATGTCTAAACCGAAAAAGCTGGGTATGCCAGCCGCCTATACCTCAAATGCCAGAGCTGATTTCCTGCGCCGCCCGAACGCGGCAGAGCGTCGGAAATGGGCTGTCGCAAGCGATGATCGGCTGGCACGTATGGAGCAGAAACGGATGGAACGGGGAAAAGGAGGACATGAACAGTGACCAGAAAACGCGCAGTTAAGCTGCTGATGGCGCGCGGATATAGCCGCAACCGGGCAAACAGGATTATGCAGAGCAAGGCGCCAGGTGACAGCAATCTCCAGGCATACAGAACATATCTTCGCTGCGATAGTGTCTGCGATACCATTGCTCAACTCTCACGTCGTTTTTTCAAATGTCTTGTTTCCGCAAACGCTCTCACCGAAGCCCTGCTCTTTATGGGTGAGGCGTTGGCTGGGAGGTGACGGCATGAAGCGAAAAAGAGCGTTAAAGATGCTGATGGGCGCTGGCATGAGTAGAAACGACGCCAGCCGGTTCATCCGAGAACCTTTTGCAGTTGAGAATGATGCCAAAGTCTTCGTTGGCCTATACAGAATGGCTGTCAGAAAATCTCACGTGCATATCATGGCCGATGGCGACAAAACGTTCATTCGTTTCATTCCGAAGAACAAGCAGCCACGTTGCTACTTCAACACGCATCTCGAATGCCCCGCAGACCGCGTTTGCACGATTTGCCGAAATCTCAATTCCCAAGGTAGGGGGTATTGCGATGCCGAGGATTGATGAATTGACCTGCCGGTTTTGCGGTGCGGACAGCCGCTGCAAGGTCGAGGAAGTATATCTGCGTCCAAGAACACCGCCCATGTTTTGCGTCAGGTGTTATAATTGCGGTAGAGCGGGCAAGCCGAAAGGAACAAAGAAGACCGCGATCCGCACGTGGAAGAAGACGAAATAACGATGGAAAGGGGCGGCGCACATGACTCTGGCACAGTTGAATGAGCATCTGGATCTTGTTCAGCAGCTTCAGAAAACAGAAGAATTGATTCAGGGCTTGTGGGATGCTGCCGTTCCCGGCGCACAAAAGCTGGATGGAATGCCTCATGCTTCGGGCGTCAGCGATAAGGTGGGTGTCCTTGGTGCGGAGATCGCAGACATGGAGACGCAGCGCGACGCCCTGAAAGAGCGGATTGCCCGAAGCGAGGAAACCGTCGCCGTCTGGATCGCGGGAATCGAGGACAACACGACGCGCCTTGTGTTTCGGCTGCGCTTCATCCGAGGTATGCCGTGGAAAACAGTTGCAAGTGTGCTTGGTGGTCGAAATTCCGAGGATGGTGTGAAGTCCATATGTTATCGCTTCCTCGGAACTTGCCCCGCCATGACGCGCGCTGACGCGCTGTGACGCTTGCAATCACCCCTAAGATGTGATTTCATGTAAACTGTAAAATTCCAAATCAAGCCGGGCGGCGCTCCTGATCGGGGGCGCTGCTCATTTTATTCGGAAGGAGGACTTGCCTCCACGATGCTCCTTGCGTGGAGGATGGCTCGAACCTGCGGCGTATCGCCAACGCTGCCGGCTGCGGGTACATCGAAAAAAGGAGGAAACCCTATGTTGCTCACATGAGCGGCGCGGGGTCAGCAGCAATGATCTACTTGCAAAACAACGTATTCGATGAAGCATTGGAACGGCTGCGGATGATCTTCGACGGCCACGACGATGTGATCGTCAGCATGTCCGGCGGCAAGGACAGTACAGTTCTTTTCCGCATGGCGCTTATGGTTGCGCAGGAGCGCGGGCGTCTGCCGCTCAAGGTATTCTGGCTCGATCAGGAAGCCGAGTGGCAAGCGACGGTGGACTATATGCAGCACATCATGGAGCTGCCCGAAGTCACGCCGTACTGGTATCAGATCCCCTTTGAATTCACAAACACGCTCTCCCCAGAGAAGAATTTCATCAGTGTTTGGAATCCGGAGGACAAAGCGATCTGGATTCACCCGCAGCACCCGCTCTCCATCAAGGAAAACCCCAGCAGCGAAAACCGATTCCATGAGCTTGTCAACGTCCTCCCGTCCTACTGCACCGATTCTGAGAATTGTGCCGTGCTGGTGGGTATGCGCATGACGGAAAGCCTGAACCGGCGTGTTGCCATCACGCAGCATGAAGCGCGGTACAAGGGCGTCACATGGTGCAAGAAGAAGGTCGGCAAATGTCAGGTGTTTTGGCCGATCTATGATTTCACCAATGACGATATTTGGACAGCCATCGCAAAGAATCACTGGGGATACAATCGCGTCTATGATCTGCAATACCAGTGGGGCTTGGCGAAGGAGGCCATGCGCGTCTCAGCGCTCATCCATGAAACCGCCTGGCACTCAATCGAAATGCTGCAGGAGTTTGAACCGGACACCTACAACAAATTCATCCGTCGCGTATCTGGCGTCGGCACGTTCGCCCATACCTTTGACAGCGGTGACATCATCCCGCGCCAGCTCCCCTTTGCGTTCCGTTCGTGGCAGGAATACCGCGACTATCTGCTTGCCAATATCGTGAAGCCCGAATACCACGAGCTGTTCCGAAACCGCTGGAAGAATCAGACCGGAGACGAATGGTATCGTGTCCATGTCAAAGAGATCGTCCTGAATGATATTGATGGCACGAACAACGCGAATGCCCGCTCCCGTTTCCGCATCCGGGAAAAGGCTCCCACCTATCGCAAACGCGATGCCGCGCAGTTTGAGCAATATATGGGCAGCAAGAAATGATTTCAGATCAGCCCATTCATCAGGTCGAGTGGATACCCATTGAAAAGGTCCACGCAAACGACTACAACCCCAACAGTGTCGCCATGCAGGAGATGAAGCTGCTTTATCGCTCCGTCAAAGCGGATGGCTACACGCAGCCCGTCGTTACCATCTACGACGAAAAGAAAGACCGGTATGTTATCGTCGACGGCTTCCACCGATACAGCATCATGCGCAGATTCAAAGACATCTACGCTTCATGCGAGGGGAAGCTGCCCTGTGTTGTGCTTCATGGCAAGACCATGAATGATCTCATGGCCTCGACCGTTCGGCACAACCGCGCCAGAGGCAAGCACTCCATTAACGGTATGTCCAATATCGTCATGGAAATGCTGATGAACGGCGCGACCGATCTGCAGGTCTGCAATGAGCTTGGCCTAGAACCGGAAGAGCTGGTGCGCCTCAAGCACATCACCGGCTACGCAAAGCTCTACGAAAACAATTCATTCACACGCGCTGCGATCTCCGAGAATCAGGCGCGTCAGCTTCAGAAGTATCGAAAGGAGGCTGGCACTGATGGAGATTGTTAATCAGATCGTGATGAAGAAGATTTCCGAGGTCAAGCCCTATGTACGCAATCCCCGGAAAAACGATAAGACGGTCAACCTGCTTGTCGAGATCATTCCGAAGGTTGGCTTCAACGTGCCGCTGGTCATCGACCGCAACGGTATCATCGTCAAAGGTCATGCCCGTTATGCTGCCGCCATTCGGCTCGGCATGGAGGAAATACCCTGCGTCGTAACAGACGCCGACGAAGAAACGATCAATCTCGACCGTCTGGCCGACAACCGCATTTCCGAATTCTCCGAGTGGATCAACGACGAGCTGCTCCACGAGATCGATATGCTCAACCTTGACTTTGACTTCGATCTCGAATCCCTTGGCTTCCCCGCTCCCAGCGACGATTTTGACGCCGATGCTCTTTTTGATGATGGGGTGATCGGTGAATCCGAAGAGGACCGCCGTGCCAGATACCAAGCCTATCTGGATAACGCCGCAAAGGAAGAAGCACAGAATGTTGCAATCACCACGCAGGAGCAAGTAGACCGCGCCAAAGCGTCCGCTCTGAGCGTAGCCGAGAAGCCGCCCAAGTATGCCAAGGTCGTTTGTGAGCATTGCGGCCACGTCATGTTCATCAAGGAGGGCGATGCAGTTTTCTCCGTAGAACAATCGTAGCCACCGGTAATTATTCATAAGGGCTGGGTGGGTATGCAGCCAATCCCCTGTCAAATCCGTACCGATGTGAGGCGATAAACGATGCAAGAACGAGAGAAGATTCCTGTCTGGGTGCAGATCGTCAATGGAAAGACGGTGTGCATCTGCCTTCGAGGACACAAGGCTTGTCAGAAGCCCTGCGAGAAGGACGTTGTCACGCGCGACAGGTTTGCCGGCTGGCAGCACATCATGCATCGTGATCGGTTCGGTCGCTGAAAAAGGTACTGCCGAGGCCACCCCCTATCTGCTGCGGGCTCGACGACCCCAAATTTCGCCTAGTTAGTTTCCCGTTTTTTGGGTAATTTCGTTACGACTGCCGCTGGAACGTGCGCTGGTATCGAAGCTGATACCGCGCATTTTTCATACCATGGCGCGGTTGAGGCATACCGCGTCAACCTCCTAATTGTAGATATGACCACATTGGGGTAAGGGTCACGCCCGGACAGCTCGGGCGCTGCGGTGCAATTCCGCTGAGCCCCACCAAAAAGCGAGAAAGGAGCTTGCTATATGGCTGAAACAAAAACCAAGGTCAGTGCCGAAGCGGAAGTCAGCACGACGGAGCTGGCCGCGATCCTCGGCGTGACGGCGCGGCGTGTGCAGCAGATGGCGCAGGACGGAACAATCGTTCCGGTGCGACGCGGCTACTTCCAGCTCGGCGACGCGGTTCAGCGATATATCAATTTTCTTTCCAAGCCGCAGATCAGCGAGGCAGAACAGAAGCTGGAAACGGCGAAGCGGCAGTCCGAAGCGCAGCTCAAGCTCTCAAAAGCCCAGCTTGCGAAGATGGAGGTCGAAGAGCTGAAAGGCAAACTGCACCGCTCGGAAGACGTTGAAGGCTTCACGGAAGATCTGATTTACACCATTCGTGCTGCGCTGCTGTCGCTTCCGGGGCGGCTGTCGGTTGACGTTACGAGCGCGCAGAGCCCTGCCGAAGCTGCCGAGATCATCCGCAAGGAAGTCCATAAGGTCATGCGGGAGTTGGCTGCGTATCACTACGACCCTGAGAAATACGCTGCAAAGGTAAACGAGCGGCGCGACTGGAGCAATGCGGGGCGCAGCTATGACGAAGAATGAGGCTCTGACAGATGAACTGAAAAAGGCCGAAGTCGAACGCCAAACCAGAAGACGCGGCGCAGCGCGTCTGAACAAGGCCATGCGCAAGGCGCTGGCTGGTATGACGCCGCCTGATGACCTGACGGTCAGTCAGTGGGCGGAGGCCAAACGCCGCCTTTCCGCGGAGAGCGCGGCAGAGCCCGGCCCGTGGCGCAACGAGCGCACGCCCTATCTTTGCGAGCCGATGGATGCTTTCACAGACCCAAAGGTGCGGCACATCGTCATGGTGGCCGCGTCGCAGGTCGGCAAGTCGGAGTTCATCAACAACTGCATCGGCTACGTTATCGACGAAGACCCCGGCTCTATTCTGTTTATTCACCCTACGACCATTGACGCGCAGGAGTATTCCAAGCTCCGTATCGCGCCGATGCTGCGTGACAGTCCGGCTCTGCGGCAGAAAATCGCCGCACCGAAAAGCCGCGACTCTCACAATACGATGCTTCAAAAAGCCTATCCGGGCGGCATCCTTACGATGTGCGGCTCGACCGAAGCGCACGCGCTGGCGTCAAAGCCTATCCGGTACGTATTCGGCGACGAACGCGACCGCTGGGCAACAAGCGCCGGCAATGAGGGCGACCCGTGGGATCTGGCAATGGCCAGGCAGACCACGTTCTATAATGCGAAGGCCGTCGAAGTATCAACTACGACGATCAAAAATGCCAGCGCCATCGAAGCTGCCTACTACACAGGCACGATGGAGCGGTGGAACTCCAAATGCCCGCATTGCGGCGAGTACCACGAAATCCGCTGGTCTGATATTCGCTTTGAGCACGACGAAATCATCGTCTCTCACAAGAAGACCTACAAAATCAGGACTGTGTACTACACCTGTCCCGGCTGCGGTTGCATCTCCACGGAAGCGGAAATGAAGCGCGCTCCGGCAAAGTGGATTGCCGAGAATCCGGAAGCCTACAGCCAAGGTACGCGCTCTTTCTGGTTGAACGCTTTTGTCAGCCAGTGGGCATCGTGGGAAACGATCGTCCTGAAATATCTCAGCGCGCTTGGCAGCACGAAAAAGATGCAGGTCGTTTATAACACCTGCTTCGGCGAGCCGTGGGAAGACCGCGGCGACATTGAGGACGAAGATTCGCTGCTCGCCCGCCGCGAGGATTACGGCAAGGACAAAGACGGCGAACCAATTGAACTTCCGCCTGGCGTGCTTGTGCTGACCGCTGGCGTTGATACGCAGGATGACCGACTGGAATATGAAATCGTCGGTCACGGTCACTTTGGCGAAACGTGGGGCATTGAAAAAGGAATCGTCATGGGAAGGCCTGACGATGAAGCTACATGGGGCAAGCTCGACGAGGTCGTATTTGACCGTATTTTTCACTTTGAAAACGGCGTTGGTCTGCGGGTATCCATGTCCTTCGTGGATGAGGGCGGTCATTTCACACAGAGCGTCCGCATGCAGTGCCGCGCCAGAATCGGCAAGAAGGTATTCTGCATTAAAGGCATGGCCGGTCAGGATAAGCCTTATATTTCTCCGCCCAAAAAGCAGAAGATCATCGTCAATCAGATCGCGGTCGGCACCTGCTGGCAGTATCAGATCGGCGTTGATTCCGGCAAGGAGATCATCATGGACAACCTGCGCGTTCAGACGCCGGGACAGCGGTACTGCCACTTCCCGAAACGCGATGATTACGGAAGTACTTACTTCGTGGGGCTGCTCTCCGAGACAAAGGTCTATGACCCAAATAAAAAGCAGCCGTGGTCGTGGAAGAAGATTCCCGGGCATGAGAGAAATGAGCCGCTGGACTGCCGGAACTACGCGCTGGCCGCATTCAAGGCACTGCCGAAGAATCTCGATGAGATCGACCGGCAGCTGAAAGCGGCCTCCGGCGCTCGCGTTCCGGCTCCGCCATCGACAGGCATTGCGTCCCCGAAGCGCGCCACACGCCGAACGGGCGCAGGCTCGCGGCTGAACGATTTTTACGAAGACTGGTAAGGAGGAAACTTTATGGCAAGCAAAACCATAATTGAAAAGCGGCTTGCCTTTCGCGAGAAAGCGCTGGAAAAGCTCTACGACGCATACACGGCGCTGGTAGACGGCGGCGTGAAATCCTATATGATCGACGACCGGCAATTGACCCGCTTTGATCTCCCGGCTCTTTCGGAGGAAATCAAGCAGATGGAAAACGAGATCGATCAGCTGACGTCGGAGCTGAACGGCAGCAAGCGCCGCAAAGCGTTCGGGGTTATCCCCCGCGATTGGTGACCTTTTGCGCGAGGTCACGAACATGATACATACAGCAATTCGCCCGAAAGGGCTTTTGCACGGACAGCCTGACGGGATTTTCTCCTTTCGCCGTCAGACCGTCCGTTTTCTATTTCACAGGAGGCGAAGGCATTGAGCGAAAAAGTGACCGTCCGGCGTGTATCGGCAAGAGGCTACAGCGAGGCCGGTGCGAGCCTGACAAAGCGGGCAATGCGCGGCTTTATCCCGTCGAGCGGCTCTCCGCAGGAGGACATCAACCAGAACAGCGGCACGCTCCGGCAGCGAAGCCGGATGCTTTATATGGCCGCGCCGGTGGCGACAAGCGCCATCAATACCAATCGGACAAAGGTCGTTGGGACAGGCCTGACGCTGAAAGCGTCCATAGACCGCGATGTTCTCGGCATGACGCCGGAAGCCGCGAAAACGTGGCAGCGGGCAACGGAAGCAGAGTTTCGCGTGTGGGCTTCGAAAGCGCAGAACTGCGATGCCATCGGCCTGAATAATTTCGCGGGTTTGCAGCAGCAGACGCTGACCGCATGGCTGATGTCCGGAGACGTTTTTGCGCTTTTCAAGCGCTATGAGCCGACGGTACTGAATCCGTATTCCCTTCGCGTCCATCTGATCGAAGCAGACCGCATCTGCACGCCGGATGAATACGGCGGCTTCTCGCTTCTGAATCTGTCTGCCGGAGAGATTCCGAGCGGAAAGCCCGGGGCGGGTCATAGGGTCTACGACGGCGTGGAGGTTGACGGAGACGGGCGCGTGCTGGCGTACCACGTCTGCAACACCTATCCGTTTTCCACGATTCTGGCGGAAAAGCGCGAGTGGACGCGCGTTCTTGCCTACGGCGCGCGCACGGGGCTTCCGAACATTCTGCATGTCATGATGTCGGAGCGGCCCGATCAGTACCGTGGCGTTCCGTATCTCGCGCAAGTCATTGAGCCGCTTTTGCAGCTCCGGCGATACACGGAGTCCGAGCTGATGGCCGCGTTGGTGCAGAGTTTTTTCACGGCGTGGATCGAAACGGAAACCGACCAGTCCGGCACGCCGTTCAACGAGGTCGGCGCGGGCGATATCGCAGGCGTTCCGACTGGAAATCCGGACGGCTACGGCGCAGGCAACATTTCAAACGACCCCAACGAGTACGAGATGGGGCCGGGTGTTGTGGCGCATCTCGCGCCCGGTGAAAAGGTCGTTTTCGGCAATCCGAACATCCCGACGGCAGGCTTTGAGACGTTTGTCAAGACCATCTGCCGCATGATCGGCTCGGCGCTGGAAATCCCATACGACGTGCTGCTCAAAGAGTTCGACAGCTCCTATTCTGCAAGCCGCGGTGCGCTGCTGGAAGCTTGGGAGGCATTCAAGATGCGCCGGACATGGCTGGTTGACCGATTCTGCCAACCGGTATATGAAACATGGCTTGCAGAAGCCGTTGCCCGTGGCCGCATCAAGGCTCCGGGCTTTTTTGATGATCCGCTTGTGCGCGCAGCATGGTGCGGCGCGCGGTGGATCGGGCCGGTACAGGGGCAGCTCGACCCCAAGAAGGAAGCGGAAGCGGCCATTGCGCTGACGACCTGCGGCGTAAAGACGCACGAGCAGGTCACAAGAGAGCTTGGAGGCGGCGACTGGGAAGAAAATGTGGAGCAGCTGAAGCTTGAAAACGAGCTGCTGCAAGCCGCCGGAAGCGCGGCGCACCCAAAAGAGGATGCAAATTCCGAGGGCAACATGAAGGAGGATGGTGAAGGCAATGCCTAAATTCGATATCAAGCGTAAGTTCTACGCGCTGGCAAGCACAGACGGCGAAAATGCCGAAATTCAGATGTACGGTGACGTCGTGGAGAAGTGGCCGACGGACTGGTGGACAGGCGAAAAGAAGGAAGGCAGCTACATTGCGCAGGATGAGTTCTTAAAGGATCTTGCGGCGGTTGAGGGCTGCAAGAACGTGACGATTCGGCTGAACAGCTATGGCGGCGACGCGGTTGTCGGCATTGTGATCCACAACCGGCTGCGTGAGATCGCGGCGAAGGGTACGCACCTGACCTGTATCGTGGACGGCGTGGCCATGAGCGCGGGAAGCGTCATCATGTGCGCCTGCGATACGGTCAAGGTCAATCCGTCCTCTCTCGTGATGATTCACAAGGGCTGGTCGTTCCTGTTCGGAGGCTATAACGCTGACGATCTGCGAAAGAGCGCCGAAGCGATGGACGCTTATGATACCGCAATGGTCAGCATCTACAAGCGCAAGAGCGGCATGAGCGATACGGTCATCAGCCACATGATGAGCGACGAGACCTATATGACCGGCAAGGAGGCCGTAGAAAAGGGATTTGCCGACGAGGTCATCGAGGATTCCGAGCCGGTTCAGATCGCGGCGAGTGCAAACGGCCGCACACTCTTTGTGGGCGGACGCGCAATGCACCTTTGCCCCGGTATGACGCTGCCGAAGGATATCCCTACAGTCACACCCGACGCAAAAGCGCCGGCTGCGATAGATGAAAAACAGCCTGTGGTCACAGGCGGTGAAAAAGGAGGAAATGATTCCATGACCAAGGAAGAACTCCGGGCAAAGTACCCGGAACTGGTTGCCGAGGTAGAAACGGACGCACGCGCAGCCGTTGATACCAATGCCGCCGTCACCGAAGCGGTACAGGCTGAGGAGCGCCGTATGCAGGAGATCGACGAGGTATCCGCCCTGTTCTCCGACGAGCTGGTGCGGGAAGCAAAATACGGCAAGAAGAAGTGCTCCGCGCAGGAGCTCGCCTATCGCGCGGCGCAGGCTGCCGCGAAGAATGGACGCAGCTTTCTTGCCAATATGGACGAGGACGCGAAGGAGTCCGGCGCGGAGGACGTTGGCGCGGCTCCCAACTCCGGCGCGGAAGGCAAGGACGGCAAGTCGGACGAGGACAGCCCGGAGGCCATTGAAGCAGACGCGAAAGCTGCTGTTGCAGCCTTCATGAAGAAGAAGGAGGGCAAGTAAGCCATGAACAAGAATCTTGTACGTCCCATCGGCAGCTGCTCGGTTGACAACCTGATTGCAAAGCTGTCTCCGGCGGCGGAAACGTTCGGCGTGATCATTCGCAAGGAAGCCGGTGACGAGGTCACCTATCCGCGCGGTACGGTTCTCGCCATGTCCAGCCGCGATGGTAAATGCGTCATTCTCGGCACGACCGCGCAGGCCGCGCAGGATGGTCAAGTGACGGCTGCCGCCGAAGAGCTGAAACCGTATTGCGTGCTCGCAGACGACGTAACCGTCGGCAAGACGGAGGACGAGACAGCCGTCGCCTATCGCTGCGGCAACTTCAACCGAGCCGCCTTGATCGTCAAGTCCGGCTACGAGCTGACTGAGGCAGACCGGGACGCTTTGCGTCATTACGACATCATCCTCACTGACGTGATGTAAGGAGGGCATCGAACTATGGATATTTACAGCACGTATTTCATGCTCGCAGCGGTGCGCGAAATCCCGCTGGAGCAGACGTTTTTCAAAAATCGTTACTTCCCGACCGATAGCGCGATGGATATCTTCGCCACATCCCGCGTTCTCGCCGACTACGAAGAAGAATCGCAGAAGCGCGCGCCCTTTGTGCTGCCGCGCATCGGCTCCATCCCCGGAACCCGTACGGGCTTCAGCACGGCAGAGCTGGAACCGGCGAACATCGCCGTTTCCATGCCGCTGACGCTCGATCAGCTGCAGAAGCGCGGCTTCGGCGAGTCCCTTCTTTCTCAGGCGACGCCAGCCGAACGCGAGCGCCATTTCCTCGTGCATGACCTCGAGGACCTGTCTGCCCGTATTTCCCGTTCCGAGGAAGTGCTGGCCATCAACACCATTCTGAATAACGGTACGACCATGCGGCATCGCACCGACCGCGAGGACGTGTATGAGGACATCGGCGTACAGTTCTACGACGGTACGAACAACCCGGCGCTCTTCACGCCGAATGCCAAGTGGACGCACAGCAGCTATTCTAACGGCTCTTGGACTCCCGGCAACTGGTACAAAGATATCTGTGCCATGGTGCATCAGCTGACACAGAGCGGCCGTCCGGCACGCGAAATCGTGGTAGCGCAGGACGTCGGCGACTTCCTGATGGAAGACGGCTGGATTCTCGCCATGCTGGACAATCGCCGCACGGAGATGGGACGTATCGCTCCGACGGAGCTGACCGAGTTTGTCTACCAGATCGGTTCGTTCAATTTCAACGGCCGCGTGTTGCCCATCCTGGTATCTGACGGTACATACGAGGGCGACGACGGTTCGGACGTTGCCTATGTGCCCGCAGGTACGGTGATCGTCATTGCGCCCAACGTCGGCAAAGGCCTGTATGGCGCTGTGACGCAGATGGAAATGGACGGCCACTACCACACCTACGCCGGTAAGCGCGTGCCGCAGCACATCTTCACCATCCGTCCGCCTGCGCGAGAGACGCAGCTTTCCTGCCGCCCGCTGTTTGCACCGAAGCGCAGCAATCCGTGGCGCGTGGCGAAGAACGTCCTTGACTGAGAAGGGGGCGGCGTATGGTAAGGATGACTTGCGGCTCTACCCGCATCGGAAAACGCACGTACACCCCGGCAGACGGACTTTTTGAGGCCACGCCGGAGGTTGAGCAGCGTCTGGTAGCACGCGGCGTTGCCGAATACGCCGACCAACCGGCATCTGCGTTTGTTGCAAGCGGCAGCACGGATGAAAAAAGCGATACCCCTAGCGCCGATATGCCCGTAGATGAAAGCGGCGCTGAGGGCGACGCAGAGGCTCATCTGGACGCGGAGCAGCTTCAGGAAATGACGGTTGTGCAGCTCACTGCTTTGGCCACTGACCTCGGCATTGACACGGCGAAGCTGCGCAGGAAGGATGACTTCATTGCGGCGATTTCCGCCGTGTCCGTTCAGTCGGGCGAGGAAGCGGCCGAGGAGGATCTTCCGGAACTGAGCGCAGCCGCGCCGGTGGTATGAGCAGGTTCAGGGACATGGTAGCGCGCGACAATGCGCGCACGTTCATGAACCTCGACGAGTTTGCCGAGAAGCGGATCGTGGTCTATGACGGCGTAACCTACGACGGGGAAGACCATGACGGGATTCCCGTCGTACTGTCCGGTCTGAAAGAAAAAGACCGCCGCCAGCTGATGAGCGATCATGTGCAGGGGTTGTATCTCGTATCGTCCGTGCTGCATTGCAGGATTCAGGACTTGGGCGGCAATCAGCCGGAGAAAGGAACGCGCATAGAGATCAGCGACCCGGATGACGCTTCTTTCTTCCGGCGCTTCTACGTCGCCTCGTCGGTCTGCGAGCTTGGACTTCTACGCGTGGAGCTGGAGGCGTTTGACGAATGAGCAATTTCTACGTTGAAGTCATCGGCGCGGAGACATTCAGGCAGGCGGAGCAGCTGCTTGCCGATGTGCCTGGCGGCATGGATCGTGCGCTCAAGTCCGCGACCAAACGAGCTGTTTCCTTCCTGCGAACGCAGAGTACGAAGGAAATCCGGCAGCGATATGACATCACGCGAAAGAATATCCGTGCAGAGCAGAACATCCGCGTCAACTACCGCTATTTCAACGGTATCGAGGCGCGCGTCACATTCCGCGGCAATAAAATTCCGCTCTGGCGCTACGGAGGTTCGTCTCCAAGTGAGCCTACTGTCAATTCCGGCAAGACCATCATGGCCATCGTCAACGGCAACCTGCGTCCGGTTCACCCCGGCGTTGCCGCTGCAGGGCATCAGCTCGTTTCAACTTCGCCGACCACGTTATCCCGCGCGTTCGTCGCGCAGATGAAATCTGGACACATCGGCATCTTCGAGCGCACGGGCGGAAAAACACCAACCGGCGACGCAGAAATCAGAGAACTCATGGGTTCTTCTGTTCCGCAGATGCTCGGTGGCGATGAGGTGAAAGAGCGCCTTGGTGAACAGGCGATGAGCAAGTTCGAGGAGAGACTGATGCATGAGGTGGATGCGATAGTGAAAGGATGGGCGTCTGTATGACACGACTGAATTTACTGGACGCGCTTACGAGCTTCACGAATGAGGTCATGCGCGAAATTCTTCTTCCTGTGCGGCGGCAGAAGGGCGACGAAGAAGAACCTGCCGAGCGCCCGCCGCTGGTCTACCGGCAGCGTTTACCGGACGTCAAGTCCGCAACCTCGAAAGCGCCGTATATTCTGCATCAGATTGTTACGGGCGAGGATGAGCAGAAACCGGGAGAGCTTACGGACAGCAGCGTGGAGGTTCGGACGCTTTTCTGCGTATACGGCGAGGACGATCAGGAGGGTGCTTTGCGTCTTCTGACAACGGTTGAGCACTTCCGGCAGGAGCTTCTGCTGCATGGCGTGATTGCAAAGCAGTATGCGCTGGATCTTTCGCAGAAGCTGTCCACGCTCTACTACACCGACAATACAGCGCCGTATTTCTGCGCGGAAATGGTGTCGGTATGGAATATCCCAAGTGTCAACAGGGAGGCTTTTGTATGGTAAAGGCAAAGGGCAAGGCCGGTGCAAAAAGCGCCGGTTTTTGCATGTACATCGGGCCGAGCATTGTCGGCACGATTCAGCAGGCGCGCATCCTGTACGGGGACAAGCAGGACGCGCTTGCACAGATTTCGGAAGCGGTTGAGAAGCATCCGCTGATCGCGTCGCTGGTGATTCCCGGCGCGCAGGTATCCGAGGCAAGAATCAAAGTCAAAACACCCGGGAATCTGCTCTATGTGAACTATCACAAGCTGGCAGACCGGAGAAAGAAGGAGGAGTAAGCATTGAAGCATGGCGTATATGTCAGGGAGCAGGAAACGAGCGTATCCACGCCCGTCGTCGCGGAATCCGGCGTGCCGTTTGTCGTCGGCACCGCGCCGGTTCATATGGCGGAAGCCCCTGCTACACTTTATACCCCGGTGCTCTGCACCGACTGGGATGACGCGGTGAAGAAGCTTGGATATTCCGACGACTGGAAGACCTACACGATCTGCGAGGTCATGTACTCGCACTTTAAGCTGTTCCAGCGTCAGCCCATCATCTTCTGCAGCGTGCTTGACCCGGAGAAGCACAAGCAGGTCGTCGCGGGCGCGGACGTTACCCTTTCCGGCAAGCAGGCAGCGCTTCCGGAGGGCGCAATTCTGGATAGCCTCATCGTCAAGGCGGAGGAAGCCTCCGAAGCGCCGCTTGTCCGGGACACGGACTATGCCGCGTACTATTCGGACGGCAAACTCATTGTCGAGACGATGGAAGACGGCGCGGCCAAGGACGCTTCCAAGCTGTTTATCAGCTATGACAAGATCAACACTGACGGCATCGGCAACGACGATATCGTCAAGGGCATCGAGGCGGTTGATCTTTGCATGGCAACCGTCAGCACCACGCCCGACCTCATCATCGCGCCCGGCTGGTCGCATACCAGCATCGTACAGGCCGTTATGGCGGCAAAGGCCGAGGTCATCAGCGGGATTCTGCGCGCAAAGGCCATCTGTGATATTGACAGCTCCGCCGCAGGCGCGCGCAGCTATGACGAAGTGGCCGCAAAGAAATCCGAGACAAACCTCGTTGACCCGGCGCAGATTGCCGCATGGCCGCAGGTGACGCTTGGAGGAAAGAAGTTCCATCTTTCCACGCAGCTTGCGGGACTGGTGGCGAAGGTGGACGGTGACAACGACGGCGTGCCGTATGAGTCGCCGTCTAATAAGACGCTCCAGTGTGACGGGCTCTGCCTCGAGGACGGCACCCCCGTCACGCTCACACTGGAGCAGGCAAATATTCTGAACGCCAACGGCATTTGCACGGCGCTCAAGTTTATGAACGGCTTTGTGGCGTGGGGCAACTACACGGCGTGCTACCCCGGAAACACGGATGTAAAGGACTACTTCATTCCGATCAGCCGCATGTTCAAGTGGATCGGCAATACGCTCATCAAGACGTTTTGGTCGAAGACGGACAGCCCGATGAACCGGCGTCTGCTGGACAACATCAAGGATTCCGCGAACAACTGGCTTGCAGGTCTGGTTGGCAGCGAATATCTGCTCGGCGCGCGTGTCGAAATCCTCGACTCCGAGAATCCGACAACAGACCTCATGGCCGGTATCGTGAAAATCCACATCTACATGACGCCGCCCAGTCCTGCGCAGGAGATCGACTTCGTGCTTGAGTACGACGCCGACTATGTGCAGAACGCGCTGCTGTGACGAAGGAGGAAGGAACAATGGGAATGGTAGATCAGGCTGTTGTCAACTTTGCCTGCTATGAGGATGCAAAGGATTTCCTTGGCCTTGCCTCGGCGACGCTGCCGGACGTTGATTTTATCACCGCGACCGTCTCCGGCGCGGGTATTGCCGGTAATGTGGAAGCGCCGATCATCGGCCACATGAACGCCATGACGATGCAGCTCAAGTTCCGCACGTTCAGCAAGGAAAGCCTGAAACTGCAGGAGCCGCGCGAGCACAACATCGACCTTCGTGCCGCGCAGCAGGTGTATGACCCGATCGCGGGCGTATACAAAACGCAGGCGCTCAAGCACGTGCTGGTGCTGATTCCGAAGACGCTTTCTAACGGCAATATTGCCCCAGCCTCCCCCACGGACGGTTCGGGCAGCTATGCTGTGCGGCGCTGGGTGACGTACATTGACGACAAGAAGGTTATGGAGCTCGACCCGTACAACTACATCTGTTATCTGAACGGCACGGACTATCTCTCCGGCGTTCGCAAAGCACTCGGCAAGTCGTAAATACCCGAGGCGGCGCATGACGCGTCGCCTCTTTGTTTTGAAAGGAGACGCACATCATGGAAACCAAGAACACGCCGAACCCGGCGAAAGAAGAGAGCACGGACATTTTTGCCGTCGCAGAAGAAGAGGATAAGAAGAGCGCGGCAATCGATTATGCGGCATTCGTTATGCCTCTGGCAAAGCCGCTTGTTCACGACGAAAAGACCTACACCGAGCTGACATTCAACTTTGAGGACCTGAGCGGCCATGATTCTCTGATGATCGAGCGGGAGCTGCAGACACTTGGACACACGGTGATCGTCGCGAACTTTGACAGCGAGTATCTGATCCGCGTGTGCGCCAAGGCGTGCACGGAGTCGCTCGGCGTTGACGCGCTGGGAAAGCTCTGCATCCGCGACTTTAACCGTCTGCGCAACACCGTCAGAGGTTTTTTATCGCGCAGGGAGTGATCGTCGGAGACGGCGGGGTATGGCTCCGCAGGCAGTACCTCGCAATGGCCCGGACGAACAACACTCCGGTAGATTTCTGGTTATCGCTTCGGCTCGGGGAATTCATGCAGTGGGTGAAAGCCTCTAACGCATTGATCGCCGAGGAGCTGGAACGGCGAAAACGCAAATAAAGGTGAGGTGGAGATATGGCTTCGCGAAGAGAATATGAGATGCTGTTTGCGCTCGAGGCACAGCTTGGACGCGAATTCCGGTCGACCTTCGCAAGAGCGCGCGGAGAGCTCGGCGACACGGCCAATAGCGCGGAATCCTTTGGCAGCCGCGCAACGCAGGCTGTGGACGCGGTATCGAGCGTTCTTGCCGCAGCCGGTATCTCTGCCTTACTGAAAGAGATCGAGCAGGGCTTTGCTGAATGCGCGCAGGCTTCCATGGACTTTGAGTCGGCAATGACTGGCGTTGCGAAAACGACTGATCTGACAGACGAAGAGCTGGCGGACATGTCGGACGCGATTAAAGCCATGTCCACGGAGATTCCGGCCTCTACGACAGAGATTGCTGCCGTTGCCGAAGCTGCCGGTCAGCTTGGCATTCAGAAGGACGCGCTGCTTGACTTCACGCGCGTCATGACGATGCTCGGCACGGCCACCAATATGACGGCCGAGGACGCGGCTACCGCCCTCGCACGGTTCGCGAACATTACGGGCATGTCCGCAGACAATTACGACCGGCTCGGCGCCGTAATCGTTGACCTCGGCAACAACTTCGCGACGACGGAATCCGAGATCACACAGATGGGCACGCGCCTTGCGTCTGCCGGTAAACTGGCAGGCTTGACAGAGCCGGAGATCATGGCTTTGTCTGCGGCGATGTCCTCGGTTGGCATTGAGGCGGAAGCTGGCGGTACGGCCATGACGCAGACGCTCAACGCCATCGAAAAGGCTGTTGCAAACGGCGGGGACGCGCTGCAGGGCTTTGCGGACGTTGCGGGTATGTCTGCGGATTCGTTCGCTCAAACGTGGCGCACGGACGCGCTGGGCGCACTGACGGACTTCATCCGTGGGCTTGGAGGTCTTGACGCACAGGGTGAAAGCGCCGTGCTGGTGCTGGAAGACTTGGGACTTACCGGCATCCGGCAAAGCAACATGCTCAAATCCCTCGCTCTGGCAGCAGACCAGATGGACGGGGCCGTGCAGACAGCAAACACCGCGTGGGATGAAAATATCGCGCTGACGAATGAGGCCAACAAGCGATATGCCACCACGCAGTCGAAGCTTGACATGATGCAGAACGCCTACACGAACCTCAAGGCTGCGATAGGCGACGCATTTACGCCGACGCTGCGCGATGCTTACGACGCGGGAACGGACGTGCTGAACGTCCTTGGCGAGTTTGTGCAGGAGAACCCGGCGCTTGTCAAGGGTGTTGCTACCTTCACGGGCGTTGTCGGCGGCGCGACGGCCGCACTGACGGCATATGCTGTAATCTCTAAGGTTGTAAAGGCGCTCAACATGGCCACGATGTTTGGCGGCGCGGTCGGGCCTATCATGCTCGGCGTGACCGCTGTAGCTGCGCTGACCGCCGGAATTGTTGCGCTCAGCGATACGTCCAAGGATGACGCTGTACCATCAGTCAGGGAACTGACGGAGGCGGCTCGCGAGCTCGACAGCGCCATGAACGACGCAAAGGCGGCTTGCAGCGATACGGTCGCAACGACCGAAGCGTCTGCTTCTGTCGCAAGCAACTACATTGACAGGCTCGACGCGCTGAACTCGCTCAGCAGCATGAGCGCGGACCAGCAGCGGGAATATCACGGGATTCTCGTCATGCTGACACAGACTGTTCCGGACTTGGCCGACTGCATCGATCTTGAAAACGACAAGATCATTGGCGGCACCGAGGCGCTGCGCGCCAATACGCAGGCATGGCGGGACAACGCCCTTGCGCAGGCGTATCAGGAGCAGCTTACCGAGATTTACAGCAAGAACGCCGACGTGCTGATTGAGGCCGAGAAGAACAAGATCGGCCTGCGGGATGCCGAGGGCAAGCTGGCTGTGGCGCAGAAAGCACAGAACGACGAGTTTGAACGCCAGAATCGGCTCTATCAGGAAGCCAATCAGAAGGTTCAGGAATACTACGAGGAAACAGGCCTTGTCACCGACGCCAATATGTGGCTCGGCGAAACAACCGACGAGCTGAACCGGAAGCTGGAGCAGCACTCGGACGAGGTAAAGGCTGCTCAGGATGCTGTCGATGCGTACCAGAAGGCCATTGATGATGACAATGAGGCTCTGGAAGAAGCACAGTCCGAAATTGCGCTGGCTGAAGAGGCGGTAAAAAACCTTACCACCGCGACGGAAGACGGGACAGCAGCGACCGGCGATGCGAACCGTGGCTATAGCGACCTGAACGAAGTGCTCGGCGATACGTTTGAGCAGATCGAGTCCGTCCGGCAGGCGTATACGGATGCCTATGAGGCCGCTCAGAAGAGCATTGAAGGGCAATACGAACTCTGGGATCGGGCGGACAGCATCATTGCTACCTCTGCTTCGAGCATCAACAGCAATCTGCAGAGCCAGATTGAGCACTGGCAGACCTATAACGCAAATCTTTCAAATCTTCGCGACAGAGCCGGAGACATCGAGGGGCTGGGCGACCTGATTGCCTCGTTTGCAGACGGCAGCGCCGACAGCGTCAACGCGATCGCGGGCATGGCAGGAGCGACCGACGATGATCTGCGCAAGATGGTCGATAACTGGAAGAAGCTGCGCGAGGAGCAGAGTAAAGCATCGGAGGATATTGCGGACTTCCAGAGCGGCTTCTCCGAGTTTATGGACTCTGTCAGCAGCGACCTAGAAACCACAGTCGACAATATGGATCTTGGCTCGGAGGCTGCAGCGGCAGGACGCGCCACGATTCAGGGCTTTATCGACGGGGCGGCAGGGATGCTTCCAGGCGTGCAGCAGGCGTATGCGCAGCTTGGAGCAGCGGCGCTGACCGCACTCAACCGAAACGGCTATAACAGTGCCAGTGCATCGAACCGTCGCGTAAGCGGTATGCCCATGTATGCAAGCGGCACGACCTCTGCTGAGGCAGGTCTTGCCCTTGTTGGCGAAGAAGGCCCCGAGCTTGTGATGATGCGGGGCGGCGAGACGGTTCTCAATGCGGCGGATACGCGCAGCGCCATCAGCGCCATGACGGTTACTTCTGACAGCGCCGCTCCGGTGCAGGTGAATATCATCGTTGAAGGAGACGTCAACGACGGTGTGATGAACCGGTTGGAGCGCTACGGCGAAGAATTTGCCGATCAGGTGCGCGCCGTTATCCGCGAAGACCAAATTGACGCGCAGCGGAGGGCTTACCGATGAGCAGAATTTATACGACCGTACAGGGTGATATGTGGGACATGATCGCCTATAAAGAGATGGGCAGCGTCGACTACACCGACGATCTGATGAACGCCAATTGTTCGCTTCTCAGGTATTTTTCGTTTCCGGCCGGAATCGAATTGACGATTCCTGACGTTCCGGAAGACGGCGCGTCTTCGCTGCCGCCGTGGAAGAGGGCGCGGGAATGAGCAATCGAAATCTTGCCCGGCGCACGAAGGCCGAGGTATCCTTCGGCGGCATCAACATCACGAAGTCCATTCAGCCCTATCTTCTGTCCATCTCGTACACGGACAACGAAGAGGACGACACGGACGATCTTCAAATCAAAATTCAGGATCGCGACGACCTGTGGCTGACAAAGTGGCTGGATGATATCTCGGAGTCGCTTTCCTGGACGGCTCCGTCTGGCGGCAGCTCGACCGGGGACGCGGTTGTGAGCGCGGCCGGAAAGTATCTTGGTACGCCCTATGTGTGGGGCGGAAGCGACCCGAGCGGGTTTGACTGCTCCGGGCTTGTGTATTACGCGCTTACGCAATCCGGCGTGAGCGTCCCCCGGACGACCGCGCAGGGCTACAAGGATATGGCCACGCCTGTTACGGAGGCTGAGGCGAAACCGGGAGATCTCATTTTCTTCGGCACGCAGGGCGCGGTCGATCATGTCGGCATTTACATGGGAAACGGCCAGATGATCAACGCGACCGGCGCGAGCGTACAGATCACCGACCTCAGTACCCGGCGCGCGGGTATCATCAGCTGGGGCAGAATCGGCGCGGCCAAGAGTGGATCCTCTTCTTCCTCGAAAAAGAGCAGCAAAAGTGGAAGCTCCGGTTCTTCTGCATCGTCTTCCGGAAGCCAAAGCGATTCTTCCGGCGAGCAGACGGAGCTTCGGCTCGCGATGGACGTTGTATTTGTTCGCGAGAACTGGAACAGCGACGGCTCCGACGCGGTGCTGCCGTGTGGGGAATTTGAGCTGGACAGCATTTCGTGCAGCGGCCCGCCGAGCACCGTGACGATCAAAGGATCTTCCATCCCGTTTTCTTCGCAGCTCCGGCAGACCTGCAAGAGTAAGGCATGGGAGAGCTATACGCTCTCGGGCATTGCAAATGAGATCGCCGGAAACGGCGGTATGACGTGCATGTATGAATCGGACAGCGACCCATTTTATGAGCGCGTCGAGCAGATTGACATGAGCGACATTGCATTTCTGGCGCAGCTCTGCCACGACGCGGGTATTTCGCTCAAAGCGACAAACCGGATACTCGTGCTGTTCGATCAGCGCAAATATGAGGCGCTCCCGGAGGTGCGCGTCATCCGCCGCCGCGACGGCAGCTATCAAAGCTACCAGCTCAGCACAAGCGCGGCAGACGCGCAGTACACATCGTGCCGGGTGTCCTACGTGAATCCGGAAACCGGGCAATGCGTCGAAGGGATTGCAAAGGTGGATGGGTATACAGAGAATCCCAACAACCAGCAGCTCGAGATCACGGCCAAGGTTGCCTCCGCCGAAGAGGCGCGGCAGCTTGCCGAGAAGAACCTTCGTCTGCGCAACAAGTTTTGCAGGCAGGCAAGCTTCACACTTCCGGGCGATACGACGCTGGTTGCGGGCGTGACGGTCGCGCTGAAGGGATGGGGCGGTTATGACGGCAAGTACATCATCAAGCAGGCCGTCCACAGGCTTGACGGAAGCGGCTATACAACGCAGATTTCGCTGCGAATGGTACTGGAGGGATATTGATGGACGCTGAAAAAGTGCTGGGGCGGCTCGTTCGTGTCGGAACCGTGACGGATATCGACAATGCGAAGCGCAAAGCGCGCGTGAAGTTTCAGGACTGCAATATGACGTCCGGCTGGCTCTACGTGCTAGACACGCATCCGCATATCCCGGACTACGACCCCGCGCCGCAGAAGACCGGCGATACGGGAGGCGGCTCCGGAGAAGCTGCGTTTGAATCGCATTCCCATCCGCTGACGATCAAACCGTGGATGCCGCTTGTAAACGATACGGTGCTCACGCTGTATCTTCCCGTTTTTAACGGCGACGGCTTTGTACTGGGGGGTATCGGATGATTATAGGGGCGCTTGGGGACATTGTTTTTTCGGTATCGTCGCGCACGGTGAAGACCATCAGCAATCTGGTATGGTCGGGGTCTTCCCGGTACGCGACGCACGCGCTCCACGCCGGGAGCAGCGTCTCAGAATATACGGGAAACGACCTTGCGAAGATCACGTTTGACGTGCAGCTTTTGGCCTCGCTCGGCGCTGACCCGATGTCGGAGGCGTGGCGGCTGTTTGACTTGGAGCGCAGAGGCGTGACGCTGCCGCTTGTGATCGGCAATCACGGATATGGCCGGTACCGCTGGACGATTACTAGCCATAAGATCAAGGCCGAGCACTACGACGGGAGCGGAAACATCATCGGCGCGACGCTGAGCGTTTCGCTGCAGGAATATTTACGATGAGGGGCGCGTTATGGGATATCGAATCACCGCGTCGGAGGTTGGGGCGATTCGCCTGAACGAAACCGACACTGTCAAATCCATTTTGCAGAACGTATCGATCATCCTGCGGACGATCAAGGGCTCGTGCCCGATGTATCGCGGGTTCGGCATCGATGCGTCGGCCATCGACCGTCCGATTCCGGCGGCGAAGGTGCTGCTGTTCTCGCAGATTCGCGAGGCCATCGAAGCGTATGAGCCTCGTGTGCGCGTCAAGAGCGTGGATTTTGATACGCGCGAAGAGATGCAAGGCGTTTTGATTCCAATCGTGGAGGTGGAAATTATCGATGCGTAACAATGTACCATATCTGTTCATCGACACGGATTCGGCCGATCTGGTTTCCAGCATCATCTCCGTGTATGAACGAATTACCGGCGTTACCGTTCTTCCGGCCTCCCCGGAGAAGCTTTTTATCCAGTGGGTGGCGAACGTCCTGATCGGCGAGCGTGCGCTGACAAATTACGTTGGAAACCAGAACATCCCGTCAAGAGCAGAGGGGGCGAACCTCGACGCGCTTGGCGAATTGTTTTATTTGCAGCAGCGCCCGGCGGCAAAAGCCGCGCACTGCACGGAGCGCTTCTGGATCTCGGAAGCGCAGAAATCCGCCGTGCTCATCCCGCAGGGCACGCGCGTCACCGACGCAAGCCAGACGCTCTACTGGCAAACCACGCAGGACGCGTATATTCCGGCCGGAGAGCTTTACGCCGATGTGCGCGTGCAGTGCCAACCTACGGGCGCGATCGGAAACGGGTACGCTGTCGGGCAGCTCGATACAATTGTCGATGTATTCGACTACTACACCCGCTGCGAAAACATCACCGAGAGCGACAGCGGCGCGGATGAGGCGACGGACGAAGAATTCTACGAGCTGCTCCGCGCGTCGATGGACGCTTACTCCTGCGCGGGCTCGATTGGCGGATACGTCTACTGGGCAAAGCAGGTATCCACGGAAATTGCGGACGTGCGGCCAATCAAGGCGGGCGTGGGTATGGTCTATATTTACGTTTTGATGGACGATGGAACCATCGCGACAGAGGAAATCAAGGCTTCCGTTTTGGAAGCGTGCAGCGCCGATGCGGTCAGGCCGCTGACGGACTACGTGCAGGTCAAGGACGCGCCGTACGTGCCGTATGACATTGATTTCACCTACTACATCCCATCCGACACGACGAAAAGCGCAGCGGCAATCCGCACGGACGTTGAAGCGGCGGTCAAGGAATACGTCGCCTGGCAGAGCGCACGATTTGGCCGCGATATTAACCCGGATAAGCTGCGCGACCTTCTGTTTCACACGGGCGTGAAGCGAATTGTTCTGCGAAGTCCTGTGTTCACGGTATTGCAGGACGGACGCGAGGGGCTTTCTCTTCCCGTTCCGGAGCCGGAGGTTCTGGGCGAGCGCCCTGATCTTGCGTCCGTCATTCCGCAGATCGCCGCCGTCGGGGATATCCAGATCGTGAACGGGGGCTATGAGGATGAATGAGCCTTACGCGCTGTCTGCGGAGAATATTCTTGCCTCGCTGCCGCGCGTGCTCCGGGAAGACGCGAACATGCACGCGCTTGCAGCTTCCATCTCTGAGTCGCTTGCCCGCCGGGTCACGGAAATTGACCGGGTTTCCATCTACGCGCACATCGACGAGCTGCCGGAGGAGCTTCTGGATATTCTGGCGCGCGATTTCAAGGTCGACTGGTACGATTTTGATTACACGATGGAGCAGAAACGGAAGACGCTGAAGGACAGCTTTCTCGTGCACCGCCATTTGGGCACGAAGTTCGCCGTCACGACCGCACTTTCCGCCATTTACCCGATCAACAGCATTCAGGAATGGTATGAATACGGCGGGCATCCGCACGCGTTCCGGCTGACGGTTGACGCGACTGATGTACCGGCGGACGCAGAGCGGCGCAGCAGAATCCTGACGCTCGTTCGCTTTTACAAGAACCTGCGTTCTTACCTCGACCGCGTGGAATACATCATCCGCGCGGAGGAAGACGCAGAGCTCCGACTTGGCGGGCAGGTGTGCTGCATTGCGGAAATCTGCATTCCGGAGGCCGAGGACGATCTCGCGTTCGATACGTCTTTGATGCTAGGAGGCCTCGCCGCTTCGGTCGCTTCGCTGCCGCTATCCCACTTGCTGGATGATTTTTCTTTTACGGACGATATCCATCTCGGCGGCAGAATGGCGCAGCAGGCGACGCTCCGTATTCCGGGAAGTGAGGATGCCTTGCTGTTTTCCGCTCCCGGCTACATCGGCGGGCGCGCAGCGAGCATCACTACAATTTCAATGCCAGTTCCGCAGGACGCGGACGGCCAAAAGGAGGAAGATTCCTGATGAAATACGCATTCAAAGTGACAACAAATGGCCGCGCGCTGCTTGCAGAGCTGATGGCGAAGGAAAAGCCGCTGGAAATGACGCGCGCTGTATTCGGCAGTGGCACCATTGACGAGGCCTCCGATCTTGCCGATCAGCACGAGCTCATCACGCCGGTTGCGGTCGGCACGGTCATTGACCGAAAGCATGCCGGAGACAAGCTCTTTCTGACGGCGCAGTATGACAACAGTGCGGAAGAAAACCGCGACGTCGGCATGTTCTATCTGGCCGAGTTCATCGTCTATGCCAGACATCCAGAGAGCGGCGAAGAGGTCGACCTTCTCTACGCGACGCTTGGCGATTACAAGCAGCCCGTCCCGGGCTATTCGCAAGCCGAACCGCCGAGCGTGTGGAAGTTCCCGATGGTCATGGTTGTATCTGACAAGCTCAACGTCACGTACTCCGGTGCGCCGGGGCTTGTCACATACGACGACATGCAGAACCTCGAACTGGAGCTTTACACGAGGCTCAAAACAGAGCTCTCCGGCAGCAGCGGCGCTGCGGTTTTACTCAAAGACATCACGATTCCGGCTGCCGGGTGGGTCTGGCAGGAGGAGTCTGGTGGTCAGGGCGAGGAGGACTTCGACGAGTATTACTACTACGTCGATGTTCCGGTGGAGGGTGCTGCGGAAACGCAGTTCCCGTCTGTTGCCCTGCATAAAGCAGCCCTTGAGACTGCGAAAAACGCCGGCCTTTGCCCGACGGTGCAGACGCTTGCTGGGGCGCTGCGCTTTTGGGCGATGGAGGCTCCCAAGGCTGACATGGCCGCAACAGTTGCGCTCGTGTCGCCCGGCTCCGGCGGAGGGAATACAGGAACGACCTATGTGCTGCCTGTGGCTACGGCGACGCGGCTGGGCGGCGTGAAGATCGGAGACGGCATCTCCGTGGCAGCAGACGGCACGATCACCGCATCGAATGGCGGCATCACACCTGACGATATGGCCACGAGCGCGGACACGGAGGCCATGCTGGACGATGTGTTCCCGGAAGAGCCCTAATTCATACGCTCCAGCGAAAAACGAAAGAGGAGTGAATTTATGGCATACGACACCTCGAAATTTGCAAGCCTCCAGAACCTGAAGGATACGGCAGTCCGTATCAAGAAGGAATATCTGGCGGCGATCTCCAAGGCTGGGCATGCGTCTTTCCAGAAGGCAAGCGCTGTACCGACTGCGGAAGAGGCGCAGGAAAATATCCTGTACCTCGTCAAGAACACCACGACCGGCTATTACGACATTTACGCGCTGGTAGACGGTGCGGTCGAGCTGTTGGACGATACCACGGTCAGCCTCGACGGTCTTGTGACGGACGAAGAGCTGGAAGCAGCTCTGGCAGGACTCGGCGGCGGTGCTCTTTACGAGGGCACGAAGACCGAGCTGTCCGCGTCCGACGGAAGCATCATCGAAGCGTACTTCGCAGCGCACACCGACGTTACCCCGAAGGCGGGCGACGTGTTCGTTGTGACAACTACCGTCGGCGGCAAGGAATACGAAAAGTCTGCGTACCAGTACACCGGCGTTGCGTGGGAAGCGATGACCGGCAACGTGGACGCTGACAAGGTCATCATGCGCGAGAACCTGATGCTGGCGGGCGATTACGACCGTATCGGCAACTGGACGAAGGACAAGAACGGCACGGCCACGAAGGAAGTGTCGGGCAAATCCGTCGCGGCAATTCTCAAAGACCTGACATCGAAGACCCTCCAGCCGACCATCACGGCGCAGCCGTCTGTGACGGGTTTCGGCCTGACCGGCGCGGGCGCAGTGGAAGCCGGTACGCAGGTGGCAAGTGCAGCCTATCTGGCGGCTTCCCTCAATCCCGGCTCTTACAAGTATGGCCCCAAGGCCGGAACCGGCGTTGTTGCGTCGAACTGGAAAGTCGAGCGCATCACGGATAAGGGCACGACGCAGGTTGCATCTGTGGATGCTGCGTCTCTGGCTGCTGGCAGTGACAATAACGGCGGCGCTGGCTTCGTCATCGGCGACGCAGGCGGCGACAACGCAGTTGCAAGCCTCAAATACCGTGTAACTGCGACGCACGGCGCGGGTGTGCAGGCGGAAGATAACCTCGGCGGCGCATCCAACCCTGCGGTTAAGATTGCGGCCGGCACGAAGACGAAGGACTCTGCGGCGTACACCCCGTACCGCAATTATTTCTACGGCGCGACGGCAGCAAAGCCGACGCTGGACAGCGCATACATCCGCGGCCTGACCAAGTCCGGCAAGGCATACGCTCCTGGCGTCATTACCGTCAACGTTCCCGCTGGCGCGAATCGCGTTGTGATCGCCTGCATCGCTGGCAAGACCGGTGTAAAAAAGGTCATCAACGAGACTGCGCTGAATGCCGATGTGACCGATACATTCGCCAAGAAGACGGTCGCCGTCGAAGGTGCAAACGGCTACACCGCGAAGGACTACAATGTGTGGGTTTTCGAGCCGGCCGTTCCGTATGAGAACGCTGCCGTCCTGAAAGTAACGCTCGGTTGAGAGGAGGGAATGAAATATGGCAGTCATTAACACCCAGAATAGCTACGCCAAGATGGAGTTCCCGCTGACGATCAAGCGACAGGATGCGTTCAGCATCGACCCCACCGAGATCTGGCCCTCTCTTGAGGCAGCTCAGGAGTATGCACAGAGCAACCCCACGGCCTATGTTTCGCAGGAATTGGGCGTTGTCGTGAACGGCGTGGCAAAGCGTTACTTCATCAAGAACGAAGCCGGTGATCTCGAACCGCTCGGCGGCGTAGCAGCCACAGACGCAGAAGTCGAAGAGATGTTTAACGACGTGTTTGGCTCGAACACCTGACGCGCCGGGAACAAATAATTTTTATTTTCTCAGGAGGAAAATACAATGGCATACAACAACGAACACATGGTAAAACTTGCCGCTCTCAAGGCCTTAGCGCAGAAGGTTCAGAGCGACTACGCGCTGAAAACCGAGCTGTCCGCCCTGTCCACCAAGGTCGATGGCCTTGTCACTGCCGGCGGTGAGCCTAACAAGCTGGAAGGCATCAAGGTCAACGGAACGCTTCTGACACTGGCCGACAAGATCGCCGATATTCTGATTGCTGAGGGCAAGACCAACGGCACCATCGCTGCCAACGGTGTTGATGTCCCCGTTCACGGTCTGGCTGCTCTGGCTTACAAGGCCGAGGTTTCCGAGACTGAGCTGGCGAAGGCCCTGAAGGATGCCATCGACGCCAAGGCGAAGCAGGCTGACCTCGACACCCTGACCGGTGAGGGCGAAGGCTCCATCAAGAAGATGATCGACGACGCCTTCAATGACTTCTCTACCAAGGTCAGCGATGACGGTGTCGTCAACTCTTACAAGGAGTTGATCGACTGGGCTGCCACCCACGGCGCTGAGGCGACCAAGCTGACGAAGGGCATCTCTGAGAATAAGACCGCCATCGCCAACCTGAAGAAGTATGTCGGCACTCTGCCCGAAGGTGCGACCGCCACCGATGTCGTCGGCTACATCGCCGAGGCGATTGCCGCTCTGAGCATCGGTGACTATGCCAAGACCACCGAGGTCACTGCTGCCATCAACACCGCACTGGCTGATTATGCCAAGACGAGCGATGTCAACACCGGCCTTGGGAAGAAGGCTGACAAGGTTGCCAAGGCCACCAACGGCAACTTCGCAGCTCTGGACGCTGACGGCAACCTCAAGGACTCCGGCAAGAAGGCGGCCGACTTCGTTGCCGCTGAGGCTGGCAAGCGTCTGATGACCGATGCCGAGGGCACCAAGCTCGGTGGCGTGGCTGAGGGTGCTACCAAGGTCGAAGCTTCCGAGACCAACGGCTACGTCAAGATCAACGGCACCGAGACCAAGGTGTATCAGGAGCCGTCCGACGTGCTGCACGGCGCCGTCGCGACCGACGCGGAAGTAACCGAAATGCTCAATGAGGTCTTCGGCGCGGCCTAATCTCAATGGCATAAGCAATGGGCAGGGGGAGCAATCCCTCTGCCCTCTATTTATCCAGATGGAGGTATAGCGCATGGGTAAAATGACACGCATTGAGCACCTGAAAGCCTGTGCGGAAGCGGCGAAGAGATTTACAAACGGTCTGGTTGCCGAGCTGGCGCAGACCGTAACGGACGCGATGCAGGAGATGGAGAACGTCAAGGCCGACAAGCAGGCTTCGGTTTCCATCACCATTCCGACTACGGGCTGGGGCATCGATGAAGCGTCGGACAGTTACCCGAACTACTGCGACATCCCGGTCGCGGGCGTGACGGCGAAGGACCGCGTGGACATTGCGATCGCCCCGGGCAGCATGGATACGGCAATTGACTGTGGGCTTTGCCCCACGAATGAGACGCAGGCCGGGAAGATCCGGGTATGGGCGCGCACTGTCCCGGCGGGGGCGATTTCCGCTGAATACCGGCTGAGTCAGGGAAAGGAGTAAGAACATGGCTTTTGGATCTGTAAACGTCGGTCAGCAGCAGGCCGACGACAGTAAGTACATCGGCAGCGACCGCGTGGGCGTGCCGCTCGGACTTGCGACGCTGGGAGCTGACGGCAAGCTGACAAAATCGCAGTGCCCCGACGTTGACGCGTACACGAAGCAGCAGACCGACGATCTGGTTGACGGGGATGTGGCTGCGCACAATGCCGACGCCTCCGCGCACGGCGATATCCGCGCGGCGATTGCTTCCAACGAGGCGGCGATCAAGGCGCTGGAACTCAAATACGGCACGAATATCACGGGCAATCCGTTTAGCGTTGGTTTTGCTACGCTGGATGGCGTTATCGTGACTGGCGTGTGGAATGCCGCTCTTGGGCGGATTGAATTTTAGGAGGGAGGGGTATTATGAGCGGCACAAAGCTTGCCAACAAGGAAGTTGGCAGCATTGTCAAATTGAACGTAAACGGCGCGGCGACGGAGTTCCTTGTCGTGCATCAGGGCTTGCCGTCGGGGATTTACGACGCGTCCTGCAACGGTACCTGGCTGCTGATGAAGGACTGTTACGAGTCTCGTGCATGGCACAGCTCGAACGTCAACGACTACGAAAACAGCGACATTCATGCCTACTTGAACAGTTCGTTCTTAGGCTTACTTGACAGCAATATTCAGGAAGCTGTTAGGCAGGTCAGGATTCCGTATCGTGCCGGGTCTGGCGTCAAAAAAACTGTAACCTCCGGCGCAGGTGGTCTCCCGGCAAAGATTTTTCTTCTCAGTGCCAACGAAGCAGCTTTGGTCTATAACACGTTGCCAACAAACGAAGGTGCAACTCTGTCTTATTTTACCGGCTGTGACGCCAGCGCTGCCGATGAAAAGCGTGTTGCACATCTGAATGGCACAGCCACAGAATGGTGGCTTCGCACTCCAAATTGCTACGCCAACAATGGTGCGACGCGTGCTGTAACCATGAACGCTAAGGGGCGTGGGAACGTTGCCAATTGCTCCAATGCAAACGGCATCCGCCCGGCGTTTGTGCTCCCGGATACGCTCCTTGTTTCTGAGGACGGTACAGTTACCACAAACACGCCGCCGGTTATCACGAGTGAAAGCGGCGAGAGCGGCGTTGACCTCGGCACCAAGAATGCTGCGTTCAGCTTCGGGTACATGGTAAGCGATGAGGACGGCGACGCGTTGACGGTCACGGAAAAGCTGGACGGTGTCGTGAAGAAGACGCGCACGAATGTCACCAGCGGTACGCAGCTCACCTTCGAGTGCGCTAGCACCGCGGCGGAGTTCCAGAAGATCCTGAACGGAACGCACACCATCACCATCGAGGCGAGCGACGGCAAGGATACTACCGTCTTCACTGCGAGCTTTACGAAGGCCGTCTACTCCGCGTCGATCACGCTGAAAGAGCCCTTGGCCGTGGACGGCGACATCACAGCCGCAATCATGTCCGTGCTCGGAGAGATCCCGGCGGGCGCGACGTACAAGGTCGAGGTCACGAACAACGCAAAGGATTCGTCGCCGGTTTGGCAGGATGTGACCAACGAGGTACAGAATGGCTCGAACATTGTCTTTGAGAACAACGTAGCAGCCAACGGCGCTGCGTTTAATTTCCGCGTCACAGCCGCGCGCGGCACGTCCGCCGGTGGGTACATCTCCGGCGTGAGCGGCGCGTTCCAGTAAGGAGGAGAAATATGGGGCTTACATGGAAAAAGGAAAATCTGCCGGGTCTTGCTGAAAAGCAGCTCGACATGGCAAATACGGCCTGCCAGAAGAGCATTTACGCCGGTATCGACGTAGAACTGAGCGGCGGGACGGAGCATTTCTCTCTGGAGACGCACGATCAGGCGAATATCGAATCCATGTTTACCGCCGTCACCCTCGGCGCGAAGGAGCAGCAGTATCACTGCGACGGTGGGGAGGTCAAGACCTATTCTGCCGCCGATGTGGTTGTGTTGTATGCAGCTTACAAGAACTACGTCACGAAGCACACGACCTACTGCAACCTCCTGAAGAAGTGGATTAAGCGCGAGACGGACAATGCCGTCATCGGTGCGATCCGGTACGGCGATACGTTGCCGGACGATCTGACTGCGCAGATGCAGAACATCCTCAACGCTGCGACGGCGCAGCTCACCAGCATCACGAACGCGGTCAGCGACGGTGCGTTTGCGGATAAGATCTCGTCTCTGGAGAAGCAGATGACCGAAACTCAGATGGCATTGTGCGATGTCTACGAGCAGGTCATCACAGTGACTTCGGCTACGGAGGGATAAAGCTATGGCAAGAATTTACGCGACCCTGATTCGCAAGGGTGAGAAGACCATCGAAGATGTTCCGGAGAGGCTCCGGGCAGCCGTGGAGGCTCTGCTCGCAGAGGACGCCGCATGAGCGCCCTCCGCGAGTTTTGTCTTAAATATCTGCTGAGAAAGGAGGAAGACGAAATGGCGGTTGTGTACGCTACCCTGATTATCAAGGGCAAGAAGACCATCGACCAGGTGCCCGCTCGTCTGCGTAAGCAAGTCGAGGAGATCCTGGAAGCCTGCGAGGTGGAGATCTGACCTCCCGGCGGCGAGAGGGGCGGAAGTTCCGCCCCTCTTCTATCACGGAGAAAGGAGGGTGTCACGCAAATGGACACTCCCATTACGCGGGCGGAGCACGAGGAGTTCCGTCGAAGACTCGAGGAGGAAAACCGGCGGCAGGATAAGCGCATCGAGCTGCTGGAGGACAATATGCGAGAGCTCAATCAGCTGACGGCCTCGGTCGGGAAGCTGGCCGCGAGTGTCGAGAGTATGGTCAAGGAGCAGGAAAAACAGGGAAAGCGGCTCGAAACGCTGGAAGGAAGAGACGGCGAACTGTGGCGCAAGGTGGTCGGCTACGTCGTGACCGCCGTCGTCGGTATCGTCCTCGGCTTTGTTTTCCGGCAGGTCGGGATGTAAGAGAAAGGAGCACATTCTATGGAATACAATATCACACCGATTTTGGAAGCAGTGCTTGCTTTGGCTGCGACAGTGTTTACTGTCGTTGTCGTTCCGTATATCAAGAGCAAGACCACCGCCCAGCAGCAGACCGAGATCAATGCGTGGGTGCGTATCGCTGTGTCTGCCGCCGAGCAGATCTTTAACGGCTCCGGTCGAGGTGCGGAGAAGAAAGCGTATGTGCTGGAATGGCTCAAGCAGCGAGGCATTACGGTTGACGAAGCCAAGCTGGACGCTATGATCGAGTCCGCCGTCTATGAATTGAAAAGCGGCGTTCTGGCTGTCGGTGAGCTTTTGACTGCCGGGGGCGATGCAACATGAATGTGCGCATTGGGCAGGCCTCGCTCGGAGAAACGGGCGCGCATGGGCAGCAAGCCGGAAACCAGACCGGGCGGGAGCTCAATTTCTCGCGCTGGTACGCCGGAAGCTGGCTCTTTGTTCTGCGCTTTCTGGATGCGGCAAAGGCCGAGCTTGCCGCGCAAGCCTGTGAGGCTGGCGTAAAAAACCGGAACATCGGCTACGATCAGGACGGGCGCAACACCGCCTATGAAGCGGCGGAAGCCGTTAACTGGAATCTCGCGGAGATCGCGAAGCCGGTTGAGACTGACTGCTCGGCCTTTATGATGCTCTGCGCAATTTCTGCCGGTGTCGATGCGCTGAAAGAAACCTATCGCAAGCAGGGAAACTCCTGCACGACCTACTGCATGATGCAGGATTGGCCGAAGACAGGCGAATTCGAGTTGCTTACAGATCGTAAGTATCTGACGTCTGACGCTTACCTGCGCCGGGGGGATATTCTTGTTTCCTCCGGGCACACAGTGATGGTGCTGGAAAACGGAGAACAGGAGGACGATGACATGGACAAGGAAACCTTTACCGAGCTGTTCCACGAGATGCGGAAGGAGCTTCAGGACAATGATTGCAGCGATTGGAGCACAGACGCCAGGACGTGGGCAATCAACAACGGCATCGTACAGGGCGGCGCGCCGCTGCCGAACGGCGAAGCGAATTACATGTGGCAGGACTTCCTGACCCGCGAGCAGCTCGTCACGGTGCTGTACCGCTTCGCACAGCTTGGCATGGCTTGATGGCGCAGAAGAGACGCAGGAGGCGAAAGCACAGGAAATTCAGGAACTTCTAAAGAAAATTTTCCATCAAAATCCGTGATACACCCGTTAGTAGTCCCCATTACCA